TGCCGAGCTCGACGACGCCAATGGCCTTGCGCGCAGACACGAGCACGAACTTCCCATTCGCGAGATCGTCCATCGGCTGCGTCTTCACCATGAGGGTTTTCTTCCCCTCTATCATGGCCTGGGCCATCGGCAACGGCGACACGATGAGCCCGTTGTCAGGGAGCAGGTCGCTCTTGAACCTGGACGGCCTTGCAGGGGCCTTGCGCCCACCGTCGTCCAATGCGTCGGACGTCACCGCCTTCACGCGCTCGACCTTGCGTGGCTGCCTCGATTTCCTTCTCCTCATGTCACACCTCCAGTCCCTCTTGTTCAAGCCTCTCCTCGAGGCGGTCCAAGAACTCGCCAGGGTCGCCGCCGCCAGCTTTGTAGGCAATCAGCTCAGTCTCCTCGAACCCAAGCTTGCCCTCCTTGGCCAACTCAACAGCGAGGTCAAGCGCTTCCTCAATGTCGCCTGGAGCGTTCCAGGCCCGTTTGTCTGCCATGGTCACTTCCACTTTTTCGTTGCAGCGTCAAGGTTGCCCCAAAAATCTTTCTTGAATTCACCCTTCAGATTGTCCTTCAGTTTTTTCCGCCGGGCAAGCGTTAATTTCTCATGGCCTTCCGGCAACGGCAGGTTGCCGGCGAAAGCGTCAAGGAATGAGTCGATGTCCTTCAGGTCGTGTTGGTTCATGCTCTTGGTGGCCAACGCCGTTTTCTGGAGCATGTCCCTCACCTCCCATGCCTGCATCTTGCCAAGTTCCTTCTCGACGCCGGACTTCCTCATGGCAATGGAGATGGAGTCCTCAATGTGAGTGATCTCGTCCTGGTACGCCTTAAAAGCTTGCTTCGCGCGTATCGGCGACACGTGCGTGAACTCGTTGATCATTATCTGGCGCGACGCGGTCTCCGTCGTCACCTCGTTCAGCAGCTTGAACGCCTTGTACTGCTTCTCCGGCAGCCGCCAGAACTTGATGTCAGGGCTTGCGCCGTGCAAGGCTTCGTGGACATAGACCTCGAACGCTGTCATGCGCTCAATGCTCTTCTTCGTCCTCTCGTTGAACAGTGCAGCGTCCTTCGCCCACTTCCTCCCTACGTCAATCTTCCCTGTCTGTGCATAGTGGCAGCCGGCCACGCCTACACGATCCCTTATACCAATCTTGGCCCTGGCACTCAGCTTGTTCGAAAGGTCGGTGATGACGGCGCCGTGCTTGTGGATCAGCGAGTTGAGCTGCTGCCTGACCTCCACCTGGTAACGCTTCGTCCGCGGATGGTCGACATGGCTCTCAAGCGCCTTCTGCAGTTTGCCCATGTCGAAAGTTCCAGGCGCGACGGAGTCCTTCATGTCGTAGAGCTCGCCCGATCCAACCTTGCCAGGCAGGTCGGTCTTTGGCTTCGCAGTTCTCGGCTTCCTGGCCCCCTTCGGCTTGGCGGTGATCTTCGGCTCCGGTTCCTTCGGCGGCAACGGCTCCCAGGAGCCGGCCTCCATACTGACGTCGATTGCGCAGCGGCAGCGAAAATGAAATGGAGGAAGGGCGAACCCGGCTGCCGCGAGCTGCGCGGAGTCCTTGGGATCAACGCGCCCCGGCTTTGGGCTGATGGTCTTCATCTGCCTCTCGCTCAGCCACGGGTGCGCCTTCTTCACGCCAGCAGGCGTCTTGGCATTGACCTCCTCCTCCATGATTTTGGTGCCGTGGTGGGTGAAGAATGTCTTCCCGTTCATGTGGCTACATACAGGACATGTGCGTTCATCATCAACTGCAATAATCTCATATCGTGTCATGCCAAGATCGACAAATGACCGTAATGACCCCTGCACCCTCGCGTTCGTCACTCCATTCGCCACGACACCCTCGAAGTAGGCGTCGGACGACCCGTTGTAGCCCTTCGGCATGCGGACCGTCTTCGACTCGTTGGCGAGCAGCTTGGCGAGCTCGCGCGAGCTGTACGTCAGGCCGCGCCCCTCGGAGATCACCTTGTCCGCCGCGGCCTTTATGTTGTCGCGGATCCCCTTGTTGTAGAGCGTCCCCATCCACGCGACCTGGCTTTGCTTCAGCGACTCGACAGCCGCCGTGTCGACGAGGTCGAAGCTCGGGGTGACTTTCACTGCCTGCTTCGACACGGTCACGATGTGCGGGGTGTTGTACTGCAGGAACCCGTCAGTGGCGCCGGAGGCCTTCTTCAGCCCAGCCTCCCTCGACAGTTTGTACGACTCCTCGATGCCATTGTTGTACGGCTTGACCAGCTTGCCTGGGTACTTGCCGAACACCCTGTCTGCGTAGGCGACCACCTCGGCCGACGTGGCTTTCCCGAGCAGCATCCTCGTCGCGCGCTTTGTGAACTCAGCCGCGAGCTCGTTCCACGCCTTGCGGTGCATCTTGCGCAGGCGGACCTCAATCCTGGCAATCTGCGCCAGCTCGCTCACTGCCAATGCCTTGGCAATGGCGGTGTCGACGAACGCCGACGCCGCGTATGCGACCCCCGCCTCCATTCAACCCTCCGTGACTTCCTCCAGCCACTCACCTTCCATCTTCCCCTTGAGCTCGAACAGCTTCGCGATGAGCTGCTCGTCGTCCTCGATGGCCTCGCCACCATTGGTCAGCATCTCGATTTGCTTGAGCGCTGTGACCTGCTGGCCAGGTTCGTTGGCGTCGGCCTTGTTCTTTACCGCCTCAGCCATGGTCAGGCTGAACGGGGTGTCCGGGTCGAAGCCATCCTTGAACCCGCCGAGCTCGACGCCGAGGATGTCCTCGAGCATGGTCCGCGCGATGCGCGGCGTCATGCCCCCGGTCTTCTCAGCCCTTGCCAGCAGGCTGACGAGCTGCGTGTTGTCGGTCGTGTTCGGGGTGTTGCTCCGGTACTTGTGGTACACGATGCCCATGGCAGGGAACAGCTTGCGGTTGATCCAGCTGTCGAAGCGCTCACGCTCCGGGGCGAAGATCTGCTCGTCGGCAAGGCGCCTCGACGTGTCGGCCGTTGCCCTGGTGTAGTCGTCGGACTTCCCGACCATGATTGGCGGGAGCCGGAACATGCGCCTGATACGGTCCTGGTTGTTCTGCGAGTACTCCTGGAACAGGGCGTCTCTGATTTGCTCGGAGGACAGCGGGGTGATGTCCACCTTCACCTGGCCGGTGTCCTCGCCCTCGTAGGCGCCCTCGGCCTCGAGGATGATCATGCGGGAGAAGTTCTGGCCCTGCTGCTTCGCCTCGACATACTCCTTCAGCCTCTTGATCGACTCCGGCGTGAGCTGCCCGTTGCTGACGGCGATGAACATGCTCGGCACGTTGTTGTTCGTGAACGTGGTGAAGTTGACCTCCTCCGCCTGGCGGTCGCCGAGGATTGCGAACAGCGCGCCGATGTACCTCGGGATCCCGTACACGCTGCGGCCGGTGTACTGGCACCAGTGCACGGCCTCATTGGCACGGAGCCACTCCGGCATCGGCTCGTTCTTCCCCTGCCAGTTGCTGACCTGCTCCGGCGGAATGATCTCGCCTGTCTCGTTGTTCATCACGCGCTTGTCACCGAACTCCTTGAACCAGCGGACCATGCCTTCCTTCGACTGCACGTACGAGCGGAATTTCCTCCACGCCTTCACCTCGACGACCTTCACGCTACCGTCCACCTGCAGCTCGAGTATGGGGACGTTGACCTTGATCGGCACCTGGTCGATGAGCGTGCCGATCCTCATCTGGTACGACGGGAGGTGGGTGAAGCCCTGGACTTTTCCGCTGGCATTGCGGACAACCTCCCAGTAGGCGTTTCCGGTGGACTCGTAGTCACGCCTGCGCTTCGTACGGAGCTCTGTGAAATCGTCGTCCAGCGAGGCGTACTCGAAGAAGTTAATCAGGTCGATCTTCTCCTTCTTGACATCCGCCTTCTGGCCGTCGGACCCGTTCTCCATGTTCACGCGCGGCACGAACCTGTGGCCGAACCCGTCGATGTTGGTTTCCATGGCCTGCAGGCTCGGCTCGAGCTCGGTGCATTGCTCCTGGAGCATGGAGAGGACAAGGGGGTCGAACGGCGGTTCGATGATGTGACCGCTGAGCCCGTCCCACGGATCCTCCGGCAGCGCCTTGCTCTGGCCGTCCCTGTCCTCGGCTTTCGTCACTGGCACCGGGATGACCAGCGCACGCATTGAGCGCCTTACGTTCCTATCCGATTTCTCGACTGTCTCTCGTGCGTTCATATCAGGCCGACCTCCTCTTCTCTGTTTTTCCGCTTCCTTCGCCGTTTCCTCGACGCCCTGACCGCCATCTCAAGGCCGTCGAACAGGTCGTCGTGATCGCCGTTGGGCATCGCAATCACCTCGTCGATGACTTTGTCGCCAGGGCCAGGTGTTCCGCCTGGGCCAGTGAGGAAGTGCATGTGCTCGTTCTCGAACATTGGTGCAATCCGCCAAGCCTTCGTGATCTTGTCCTCTGAAGTAGTGATGCCGGTGATTACGAGATCCTCAATGCCTTCCTCCTCGGCCCAGTCCTCGACGAGCTGCCGCTGGGCGTCCTGGTAGGCGTTGTCCTCGATGCCAATGTTCACCGGTTTCCACTTCCTCCAGTACTCGACGATCTTCTTCGTCTGCTGGCCGACACGGATACGGGCGGCGAAGCAGTCAACCACATAGTAGTCGTTTTTGTGCCGGCCGACAACGACGATTGCGAACCGGTCATTCTTCTTCTTCAGCTTGATGGCGAGGTCGACCCCCATGAAGTAGTCCATGTTCGGCGGCAAATCGTGCTGGCCGACACGGACGCACATCGCGTACTCGAAGATCTCGCCCTTCATCGCCTCGACGTCGTTCAGGTACTGGCTGTTGAAGATGATCTTGCCGGCGTCCTCCAACTTCTTCATGAACCACTCGAAGGTGAACTTCTCCGGCCACACCGTGCGCCCCTGTTCGTCGTACGGCAGGATCTTGTGGACGTGCCCCTTCAGCCCGCCGTCCATGAGCGACTGGTAGAGATCCTTGTCGTGGTACCTCGTGCCGAGCATGTGGTGCTCGCCGCGATGGGGCACCTCGTCGTCCGGAGGCTCAAGGCACGGCATCAGGGTCTTGAAGAACC